CCAATCTCATCAATCTCTGCATCAGACAAGGGGGTCTCACTTCGGACCTTCTTGCCTTCTATTAGATAAACTGGCATGCTTACTCCTCAATAATTTGATACTTAGTACCTTTGGATGTCGTAGGTGCACCAGTTGACGCAGGTGCTCCTAAGGGACTGAGCTTGCGACCTAAGGCTTCTTCATAGTTATTAAAATAACCTTCATCCAGACGTTTATTATACTTTTCTAGTGCTCGTTCTGCAACATTCTTACGAATTCTGGTAAGCTCGATCAGCGTGTTCTTGTCCATCTGAATGGTACCTGTGAAGACACCACGTAAGAACTCACGTTCAGCTGGTGTATCCAGACCACGAGCACCGATACCAAGAGCATCAATCATTGGGAACACTTCAGAACCCAACAGTGCGTCTAAGACTTGTGTATCAGTTACGTTCTTACCTGCCTTCTTGTCCCTCAGGAACTGAGAGCGTACACGGTTCACGTTCAAAAGAAGTTCAGCACCAATACCTGTTGTTACATCACCTTTTGTAAGCAGGGTCAGCGTCTGATCAATCTTTGGTAAGGATTCGGATGCCTTCTCTGCTGTATTAACGAAAGCAACATCTCCTTTGGCAACCTCAGTACCTACAGTTTCTGCATACTTACTCTTACCTTTTTGGTCGAGCGTTATTGAAACTTTAGGTGCTTCGCTAGGAGCTGCCCCTAAGACTGTTCGTTTGAGGATGTTTCCTGCAGCGTCTGTAACAACAGCCTCTACATTTCCATTAACCTTTTGGAAGGAAACATTGTTCTTTGTCTGGTTTGTCTTAAAGACTTCCTTGACATACTCTTTGTACAACTCAGGGTCTGAGGCAATACCTGAGGCAAGCTCTGAATCAATATCAGGAGTCAATCTAGTGATAGTCTGGGTGTTGCGTGTAATAGCAGCCTGTTTGGTCAAAATCTTATTAGACTCTTCGGCAGCAGTTTTCTCAGCAGCTTTAGCAGAAGCATAATCCTTCATTAAACTTGCACCAAGAGTACGATCACCAGCAGCAAAAGCAGCCTTAGCTTGCTGAAGAATACCCTCAGAACTCGTGAGGTCTGCTTCACCCATACCAATGTCAAACTGACGTTTATCTGCCTCCTTCTGCAGCTCCTGAAGACGCTCCATGGCAATCTGAGCCTCACGACCCATACCTTGGGCTGAGAACAGCTCATAAGCCCGTGTAGCCTGTGCTAGAGGGTCCGAACCTTTAGCAGCCTCTGCCATGATCTGGTCGATAGCTTGTGCTTTGTTGGCACCCGGGGCATCGTAGCCAAACATACGACCTAAGCCATAACCTAGGAGGGCACCAGTGTTTGTCCCTGCTTGTGCAAGCTGAGAATACAAATCACCACCTGAGGTAGGACTTGTGATTCCTTTTAGGTAGTTGCTTCGTAAAGCTGCAGGAGATTCGTAGTCGAATAATTTATAGATACTTTCAGCCATCTTTATCTCCTATTAGCTGCTAAACAAACCTGAGAAAGCATTTCTCTTGGTTGGGTCTAAGCCAGCAATTCCTTGCGCCAGACCGCCAAACATGTTAGCTTGGTTAATGCCAGCTGCAAGGTTAGCCTGAGCAGCCCCTTGACCGCCAGCAAGCAACGCCTGAGCCTGTCCACTTTGGGATACAGCCTGTTTAGAACCAATGTCAGCACCCAGCGTAAGCGGACGGAGACCAAGTTCTTCGATACCAGCACCAGTCTGGAACAAGCCAGTACCACGAGCAATTGCCTTATCAATGTCTGCTTGAGCCATCTGTTTTGATGAGGCGGCAAGCTGTTGATCTATCTGAGCACGAGCTAGGTCACGTTGATACTGTTGTGGATTGACATAGCCAGTACCCATGCCAGCACCCATTGCTGCGCCAGACAACCCTAGACCAATACGACCCTGTTGGAGCTGTTGTTGACGTAGGGCAATGTCCTCAGCACCCCGACCACCAGCCATTAGAGCTTGTTGTTGGTTATAGTAGTTCTGAGCAGCAAGTTGTGGATCAGCCTGTACTTGAGACAAGAACTGTCCAGCACCACCATACATAGAGTTCCTAAAGGCCTCTAGTACAGGGTCTAGCTGGTAGCCTGCCTGTTGGGTCTCAGGGTTAATATACCCTGTTCCAAAGCCAGTAGTGACTGAGTATGGTTTAAACTCTGCAGCTTTAGCAGCCGCTTCACCAGCAGCCTGTTGTGCCGCAGCAGCTTGTGCACCAGCACTCTTTGCTGCATTTGCTGAGAATAATGTACTGCCTACGACAGCAGCAGGGAGCATCCATGGCATGATTATACCTCTTTCTGAATTAAAACTTCATCCACTTTGTCTGCATCTGTTTCATCAGTAGCGTGGATACAATACCAAACACAATCCTCTAAAGCTAAAACTCCATGAGAGATTTCTTTTTCAATGTCAATACAACAGGGTGCTTTATACACTTCTAGTTCGCCTTCTTTATTTATAACGACAGAACCCTTGGCTAGGATTGACAAATGTGAATATGTATGCTTATGCTGCTTAAGAACCATGTCCTTAGGGATAAAGGTTTCTTTGGCATACAGACCGTCACTAAAGTGGTGCTTAATCTCAGGCAACATTAGTACGTACCACCGTCAATTGTGGCACCGTTTAGTGTTGCAATTGTCACAGTTCCTGTAAACGTAGGGGCAGCTGTGTTTGCTTTAGAAGCTACGGCAGTCGAGATGGCGTTAAACTCATCATCAATCTCCGTACCCTTAACCAACTTACCTGCATTGCCTGAAGGAAGTGTATCCTTTGCAGCGAAATCTGTGAGTTTCGTATAATTAGACATTAGCTAATCCTTCCTGTTTTAACAAACATATCCAATTTCTGAACGCTAATTTCACTTCCTTCGACATTAGCCTCAAAACCAATCTGTATAACTTTACCCGACCCTTGTACTTGAGCATTTACCCTGTCAATTAACACACCAGCCGTATACTCAGCAATGTTGTATTCTGCTATACCATACTCGCTACCAACACCCTCGTTGATTGTGAAGGGATATGAAAAAGCAGCACCTAAGTAATCGTAGCCTGTTTTGACAACAAACGATTGACCACTGCCACCAATAACAGTTATGCTCACCTTCTTAACAATCTTGGTCATAGAACTGTTTTCCATGTCCATGTAGTTAGAGAAGTATTTCATGCGGTACTGTGTGATGTCGTCTAAGTAACCAGTGTATAAACCAATACCATTCTTTTTACCAAACAAAACATTACGTGCACGGTTGCGTAAGAAGGCTGTAGTCTTGGTTGACCAAGTGGTAACACGAGCAGAGCCATCTTCTAGTGCTTGACGCATATCTAAGCAATAGACAGTGGATGTCGAAGGGAACGAAAGAAGATAGAAAGCATTTACTTCTGAGTAGACACTCTTAACCTTGTCGTATGTTCCTACAATACCAAGCTCAGTACCCATTGTTTCCAAAAGGTCATCACGTACATTCTTTGTTAAGTCACGCATAGGCAATGACTTTTCTTGTAACAGACGACCTAAACTACGAACACCTGTGTCTGACAAAAAGATTAAATCACCACCAGTACTTTGAACAGAATCACGGGCTACACAGCCAACACCAGCAATAACATCGTTTAACTTAAAGTCTCCTAATGGGTTACTTGCTCCACCGTAGATAATTATATTACGAGAACAGAAGATAATTAGGAAGTCATTGTGAGCCGCTATGGCTGTTATTGTGTCTACGTTGTTAGGTAGTACAGCAGCAATGTTTAATGTACCGCTAGTGCCCCCATTGAAGGCTGGAAAGGCTGTGTCAGCAATGTCTGTTGACCAGTAGACTGTAGACCCATCATGTACCCAGAAACGACCATAGGCAGCTAACACATCACGAGGATAGCTAGTGCTATAACTCTGAGTAACACCCGTGTAATCAGTCATTGTCTGAGTTACAGGAGATGCACTTTCAGTGTAGATGACAGGCTCGTGACTAGCTTGAACAAGCATAGCATGGTCGTTTAGAGTAGCTACCTTCCAGTTGTTAGCTGTAATGGTATAGAGGCTAGGAGTAACATCAGTCAAGACAGCACCCACACCGCCTGTAAACAACTTATTGTTCCCTGCACTAAGGGTAACAACAGTGTCATCTGCGTTGGTATGTTCAGCCAACATTTCGATATTAAGGTTAGCTAATTCATCTACACCAGTAGTAGTTTGTTGTGTCCAGCCTTTACGAGCGCCTAACCGACCAAACTTATCAATGATACAGTTGTCAGCAGTAAGTGCAAAGTTACTGGATAAAGTAACACTACTGTCCTGTGTGTTAAGCCCGTAGAAACCGGGTGATACGACAGAAACCGTTTGTAGTTGTTTCATACGCTATACCAAATAGTATCCTCTGGATGACGAGCGGCATCTAATGCAATCTCATCTGCCAATGCCGACTGAGCAGCAGCGTAGGCGTTCATACTTTGTTGACCACCATCTTCACCACGTTCCTCAATCGCCATCGCTGTGGCTAATAGAATGATGGGACGAGTAGGAAGAACAATGGTATCCGCATCGTCTGATAGGGCTAGGTTTCGCTGAGTTACGTTAAACCGTAAAGAGTAAACAGCGTCAGGAATTGGGTAGAGATCAACTTGTGTATCTCCATCTGCACTAACCCCGTTGAAGTTATAGAACATCGGAGTTCCTGTCTGAGGCGTTGCTGTTAGAAACTCCCTGTTAAACCAGTTAGCATCTTTGTACAGCATCTCAATATCGTCAGAATCATTCCAGACATCTAACACTTTGAAGTTATTACGTGTACCATTCAGTTCGTAGTTAAACACACCACTTGTAGTATTTAATGTTAATGTGGTACGCAAAGCACTCCAGTCCCAAGCAGATTCTACCTGAGCCTTTGACTCATTAACAAAGTCACCAATCAGACGAGCGTAGCTATTAGAGCTACCAGACCCTTGAACAGTGGCTACTTCGCTCTCTCGAAGCCTACGCATCACAGCATTGACAAGTTCTAAGTATGTCATTTTATTCCTTTATTCTCCATCAAATGCAACAGTCTGTGGTTCTTTTCTTAGGTCAAACGTGATGATACAGCTTTGAGTTGCACCCTCTTGTGGTTCAATGACAAAAGAATCCCCTTGTTGCATTACAATAGACCCATTGCTAAACTGAAGATAACTATGAGAAGACATTGGGTACAAGTCAATAATCTTAATCTTATGGTTAATGTCGTGAGCGTGTTGCCAATAAGCCGTGGTAGTCTTGTTGTTAGCGTCAAGGTTAGAGATGAATAACATATCCACCTCTGCTTTGTATCCTTGTGGGACTACAAAGATTGTATTAGCTACCCCAGCTGTCAGTTGTTTACCTACTGAGTGTTTCATTATCCATATCCTACTTCGGAACCATAACCGCCCCAATCACTTTTTGACACATCTGTGTTGCCTGTGTATCCACCAGAATCACCACCAGTACCGCCAAAGGCATCAATACCTACCCCTTGTTGTTGCAACGCTTTAGCAGCAATAGCATTTTGTATGGCATCATTACGCATTGCGTCTGCTATCATACTATCACTTACTGGTGCTTGATTGTTAGCAGCATACATCTTTTCTGCTGGTGTCATCTGTGCCCAAGGAGTTGCATAATTCGTTGGAGTGGGATTAAACAAACTTTGTATCCCTTTTACAATACCCATACCGGGCATCAATAACTCTAAAAGTTGTGCGGGTATTTTTTCTCTTGCCTGTACCTGTTCTTGTAAAATTTGAGCACGAACAGCTTCTGGAGACATCGTTTTACTAAGTTCAGCTTCTCTATCAGCCCAATAATTACGACCGCCAGTGTCTCTACCAGAGTCCCCACCAGTAGAAGGCTGAGAACCAAACAAACCGCCAAGACCAACGTCAGGTGTGTCTCTCTTTAATACCTCATCAAGGCCACCAAATTTTCTCTTTACGTAACCAAAGGGATCAGCTTGGTAATCTAAAGCATCCTGACTAAGCATCCCTTGTTCAAAGTTAGCATAGGGATTAAGACGACCTTGGATAGGCGTATAGCCACCCTGAAGACGCTCATAGAGAGTCGTATCAGGTAATGCTTGTTGATATGTTTGATACTGATAAGCCATTACTTTTTCCCTTTGTTTCTCTTGGCCCGCATGTTGCGCTCAGGAAGACTACGGCCTGCTTTAGACATTGCAATAGCAATTGCCTGCTTCTGTGGTTTGCCAGACTTCATCTCACGACGAATGTTCTCGCTGACTGTCTTGTTGCTACTACCCTTCTTAAGCGGCATCTTAAGTACTCCTAAGGTTTATTATCTTTATGTTTAAATACTAAGTACTTTAACCTAAGTATACTAATGTATATAGTATACCATATTTTTGTCTTTTTGTCAAGTACTTTTTACCATTTTACTTTGTCTGCTCAATAAGCAGCATTCATCTTATGCAATTAGACCGTTAAGATAAACAGTCTTTCCTTCCTTCTTGGTTGCTGTGAGTACTTGTTTCTTATTATCACTGGGATTATAACTAACATGTACCCATCCTGAGTCTGGAATTCCAGGAGTATAGAACTCAAGTATTACCTGTCTAAACTCCAAGTTATCCACAATCCACTTAGCTAGGTCTGCATTGGCAACCCCGGGAATCTCGATGTCAGCTGCCATGCCCTTACAGTGGTCTGAAGTCTTACTACCGCCTACCTTGGCATTGACATTAGGATGACGGAAGCCAGAGTTAACCTTTACACCCTTACCAAAGTGGTTCCTAACGGGCTGGAGGACACACTCACAGAGTCGAGTCATGTTTTCGATTTCCTCAGGACCCGGGGTGTTATCTATGTCCAACCTAAGGGCTGTATCGCTCTTGGTCATCTCAGCCAGTGAAAAGTTATCAGTCAGTTTCATACAGAATCAGTTCCCTTTGGTTTAATCTCAAGACAGTCAATCCTGAAGGCTTTTACATCAGCATCCCGTTGCATAACTACAACAGCTTTCTTGTTCTCCGCATGACACTGTTCTATGGAT